TTATAAAAACATTCTTTTAAATATATCTTTTTGTTAGATATGTCTATACTGGTTGCAACTAATGTACTAGGGTCTGCTGCAAATCCATAGTCTTGACCATATACTGTTTTACTTACTTCTTTAAATTTACCTATATTCCAATTAGTGAATATAACGCCCTCTGCTGCACTTAACCACCCACCTAACATTTGATGTTTGTATTTCTCAGGTCTCCTTTTCTTGATATTCTCTATTTGCTGTAAATAGCTTTCTGATAGGTTCTCTTTGTTGTCTATGTAGGTTGTATGTATATATGTAATATTGTCTTTGGTTGTATTAGACCCCTCTTGTATTCCTTTGTCCTCAAAGTATCTTCTATATATCCAATGTTCTTTGCTTGTAGGGTTTAGTATTAGGATCACTCTATTATGACTTCCCTGCTGTCTCACAGATAGGTCTATTTTATCAAATGTGTCCTCTGAGGTTAATTCCTCTGCTTCATCTAAAACAAAGGTTGTAACGCCCTGTAATGACTTCAGGTTAGCTGTTTGGTCTCCACTTGATGTCTTAATACCCTTAAAGATTATCTTGCTTCCTGAACGCTTATTTTTGATTTCATCTTTTGTTATATAAAAGTCATCAAATATATTAAGCAGTTCTAACTTCTCTATAAATTCAGGAATAATAGACACATAAGCTGATGCTAGTGTATATCTTGTAAAGAGTATTGTATGACCTTTCTCGTATGTAAGTAGAACTAATAAGAGGTTTATACTAAAAGATTTTCCTGATCCTCTACCCCCAGTTATTATAAAGTAGCGTGAATCTGTTTGAGAGATAGGTGCATACTTTTTGTTTATGTCTATCATTTAAAGTTTATCAGGTCTTTAAAATTGATATTAAAACCCTCACTAGAATTAATATCTACTGATTCTTTTGGTTTACCATATCTATAACCAAAGTACAAGCTCATAGCTCTGTCTGACCCCTCTTTAATCTTTTTACCTAATGTTTTAATAACCTCATCATTATCAATAAGATTATCTAGCTTTTCTATTAACCTTTCCTCATCTGCTTTTTTTGGTCTCCCTGCAAATCCTTTTGTAGAGTGCCCACCATTATTTTTTCTTTTATCCATTATTAATAAAATATTAATTAATTAATTATATAACGAAAAAAATTTATCGTTTTATATAGCTTCCAAATTGTTCATCATACCCTATTTGGTCTTTAGGTTCTCTATTTCTATTATATTGATCCTTGTACCATTTATTATCTCTTTTGTTTTCTAGCTCTTTTTCTAGGTTTGCTAATGCTCTCCACGCTACCTTTGCAGAGTGAAGCTGACCATCAGTATCAGTTTTACCTGCTTCAAATAGGTGTCTTGTAAGTGCATCTAGTTCGTCTGTGCTTTTTGCTCTATCCCAATGTAGAGGTTTGTCAGGATGATGCTGTTGATTTCCTACATACGATACTTTAGCAACCTCAGCTAGAGCTTTTGGAAAATATTTAATTAGTCCTGTATATATAGGTATTTGTTTTCTTTTGTTTTTGTCTGTTTCCATTATAATACTTTTTCTTTCCATTTCCAACTCTTGACTACTCTCTCAATGCTTTCTATTTTGTCTCTATCGTTTGGAACTTCTATTACTAATTTTACTAATGGGTTTTCTAGTTTTTTTTGTAATGTGCTACATTTGTTTTCTAAGTAGTGTATTCTGTCTATCTCATCTACACCTAAATTGCTTCTAAAAGAAAATATGTTGTATATCTCTTGTATTTGTTTATTGTCTTTTTTATACATTTCAAAGTTCTTTACGCTGTGTATAAGTGTAGCGTGATTTACTGGCTTATTATTTGATTTTAAGAATAGTGCTATGTTTACCCATCTCATGCCAAGTTTTTCTCTTAGTATGTATATAAGTAATGATCTCATTTCTACTATGTTTTTCTTTCTGCTATCTTCAAATATATTTATGCCTGATAGTTCTATTATTTTGTTTGCTATTTCTAAAGGTTTTAAATTATTCATTTCGTAATTTTAATAAATTATAACATTCTACATATTTCTGTCTTGCCTTGCCTTTGTATTCTTTTTTAAATAGTTCGTATAGTCTTTTAGTGTATTGGTATTTTGTTTTGCATCCTTTGTAGTATTTCTCTGCAAACTTTTTGCCTTTACCTCTAAAGTAATTTACATTGTCTGCACTATCTCCTGCTATCATTTGTTCGTAAAAGTTGTATAGAGCTTCTTGTTCTGTTATGTCTAAAACTTCTTTTTTATGATAATTCCACATCAAGCAAGGAAATTGTTTATAGTCTTTGTCTATTGCACATATTATGACTTGTTCTCTACCTGCTTCTTTTTGTATTTCGTACCAATGCTTTGCTACTAAGTCATCTGTTTCTATTCCATATCCATATACACTACTATAATTTTCTTTTACATAGTCGTGCATTTGGTGTAATAATGGTGGCAGCTCTTGGTTTTTTCTGTTTGCTTTATATACTGGTGTAATCTTTTTCCTAAAGTTTCCTTTGCTTCCATTAAATGTTATGACATTTTTTACATCATAAACATCATCTATATCATTTATTATTTTCATAAACTGCTCATCAAATTTACCTGCTGCATCTTTAATGTCTCTATAATATATATCTTCTAGTTCTTCTTTATTTTTTCTAGTCCTGTAACAACTTGCAAATACTAAGCTGTCTGCATCAAACAATACTATCATATAATATGTATAAAAAAGTTAATATTAGTCCTGCTAATGATATGCAGGTTAATTTCATAGTCTCTTTGTACTTTTCATCAGACCTACCTTGTCTTGATCTATACTGTCTTTTTTTCATCTTGTTTTCTTAATATATTACCCTCTAAATCTATAATAGTATATCCCTGTCTTAATAATAGGTTTAGTGCTTTAGTTTGCTCTTTAGCTCTTTCTTGCAACCTATATGTTTCAAATATTTCGTTACTTATTGGCATAATTTTTTATTTGCAATATAACGAAAATTATTAAATTTATGTTAATAATTATTTAAATTAATTATACTGGCATCATTTTCTTTTAGCAGATAAACCTCTTTCTTTAGTCTTTTCTTAGTCCAAAGTGATGTGTCAGGCAAGTATAACTTAACAGGGTTTGGCATTTGTAGATTGTCTAGCCAATACATATAATTTGCCTTAGGGTCATTTACTAAATATATTCTTACATCAACATCAGGTGTTTCCATTAATGCTTTATATTTCTTAACCTCTAATAGTTTTTCTTCATAATATTTATCACGAAACTTATATTCGATTATGCAAGATTTTTTTTTAGGTGTAAAACCTTTAGCATCATAAGCATATTGACCCCCAACCCATTCTAAATCCCATCCCATTACATTTAGGATCATACTTACAGCTTTTTCCCACTTATGTATTTTGCTAATTTCCATTTTCCCAAATTTTATTTAAATCAGCTATCCATTGATTTATCTGTTTTGGGTTACAGGTGCAAGGGTTTGATAAGTTATGTTTATAGTAGGTTCTGTGCAGGTCGCATACCATTTCAAATTCTTTTCTTGAAATGACTGATTTTTTTGCCATCCTAAATTTTTTCCATTTTTGTCTGTCATCTTTATTAAATTTATTTACCATCTTTTTATTTTAATATTGTTTAATGATTCTTTTCTCTCATCACATCCACAACTTTCTTTACCTCTTTTGTGTGCTATCCATGTAGCTATTCTTTTACCTTGTCCTAATGTGATTATGTTTATTATTTTTTCTATTATGTTTCCTAGTTTCATATTTCTTTATATTTATATAGTAATTCTTTTTTAATAAGATATGCTTTTTTTTGTTTAGTATCTCCTCTACCTACAAACTTTTTATATGTTAAATTGTTTTCTGTTATACATTTTTTTATGTTGTTTACCATAAACCAATTATATTGTAAGCCATCATATATTACCCACCACAAAGCTTTTGTTGTACTTAGTGCTGAGGGTTTATTATCAAATTCTATTTCTATTACTATATTTCCTGTGTGCATACTTTTTTTGTCAGATTTGACCTCTACTCCTATATCTAATTCAGGTATGTATATATCCCAGTCTTTACAATATCCTTTTTGTATATATGCTTTTGGGTATTTTTCTTGTATTTTTTCTAATACAATGTTTTCATATATTTTTCCTACTTTTAAATCAGATTGAAAAACATCATTCATTTTTTATTTTTTTTATATTTTTCTAATATATGCTGTTCAATATAATTTGACTTTTTGTTTGTTCTTCCACTCCAACTATATATTTGCTGAAATTCTGAACAAGGAATAAATCTTACTTTCTTTTTTTTCATAATAATTTTTTTAACTTTTCTTTTACTTTGTTATATGTGTTATATAGTGAGTAGTATGGTATTCCTGTCTTTCGTGATAATGATGCTACGCTTTCATCTTCTTGGTTCAACATCAAGAAAACCTTTTTATCATACCAGTACATATTGTCTAATGCTTCTAATATTATTTTATACTTTCCCTCATAGTCAATGTCTGTCTGTGTTGCTCTTAACTTTTCTGTACCTACTCTTTTTATATTTTTTCCCTTTCTCTTTAGATCAATAAACATTGTTCTTAATGTTAAGTAGATATAATAATAATTTATTTCGTGCTCTTTATAGCTTATGTCTAAACCTTTTTCTAGTTTAAGTTGAATTTTTATATACATTTCTTGGACTAAATCACGAGATGTCTCATAGTCTAAACCAAACGATCTACAAATTTCTATCCAGTCATTATTCTTTGCGAACAATAACTTCATACTTTTTTCTATCATAACTACTCTTAGTCAAGAGGATCATATAAATCCCCAACTATTATTGGTAGTCCTAGCTCATTAACCTCAAAGCTAAAAGTATCAAAAGCGTAACCTCTGCTTCTTTTACACTTAACTGTAATTCGTTCTTTGTGTACGCTGTTTTGTTCAAGTTGTATTTGTGTTTCTGTTTTCTTTTCTAGGAAACTTCCTAGATGTCCTGTTGGTTTGTCTGATCCAAAATTGCTGTGTATTACTAATATAATATGTATATTGTAAACCTCAGTCCATTCCATTATTTTCTGAACAACATCATTTGCTTCTTGTATATTATTTACATCATTACATAAATCTGCAACCCCATCAATTATACAGCATCCTACATTGTCTTTTGTCTTTAGACAATACTCAATAAATTCTATTCTTGTTTTTGGCATTATTGTCCTCAGACTGTAAGTGTGATAACACCCTAACTCATTTTCTTTGTTCATTGATAAGACCCTGTTAAATACTCTACTGCAATGCCAATTTCCCATTTCAGTATCAATGTGTAACAAGCATCTTCCATTTCTATGCCCTTTAATGTTTCCACCAAAAGTATTACCCCCTGACAAATATACACTTGCCAACAAAGATATAAAAAAAGTTTTTTTAGTTTTTGGTGCAGCTTGTACAAAGCTAAATGATCCATAAGTTCCTATGGGTACTGGTAGGAGTTGGTCTCCTGTGCTTGATTTTATTAGCTTCTCTCCCATTGAGATTGCTACTGGTGGGTATGAAAGTTCTTTGTTAGTGTCTATGAAACAGCTTTTCTCTATCTGCTTCATTAAGTCTTGGTGGTTTGTCATGTGTCTAAGATAAAAAAAAAGAGGATAAGATACTAAGCCCTTACCCTCTTATTCAAAAAATTAAAAAACAATTCTCTTAAAATGGTAAATCTTCTTTCTTGTAGGCATCTTCTGTACCTGCAATTATGTGATCTTTATTTTCTTGCTTTTCTGCAAGTTGAACATTACCATCAGTCCATATTACTTTTCCATTACCTAATGTATGTTTTTTCTTTTTAGCTTCTCTCTCCTCTTTACTTTGAGAATCGTAAAGCCATACATTATTTCCAAACCTAGTTTGGTCATTTACAGATATTGTAAAGTTATAGTAAACTGCACCATCTTTGCCTTTTACAAATTTTTCTTTTGGTAGTCTATCTACCCTGATACTCGTACTTATTAATAAACTCATAATATAATTTTTAAATTAATGATTCTAATTCTGTTTTCTGTTCTTGTGTTACTGTATATTTTTCTTCTACATAACTCATAGATTTACCTGCCTTTAAAACTTTTATAACATCAAACCAGTCTTTAGTACCTTTGGTAATTTTAGGTTTGTTATTCTC